AATCGTTTAAGAGCTTTATCTAGCTCCACCCAGTAACTATTGTCTACAGATTCAAGTTCGTTTAGTACTTGTTCTTCCATATTTTCCCCTTTATTAGATTATAAATATTGTTGCTTAGGACTCTGAAGTAATTTCAGAGTTTCTCTATCTATGTTAAATTGATTTTGTAACTGCTGTCTTTGCAAAGCTTCCTTCTCCTTTATCCCACTATATTGATGTACGTAATCTAAGTCAGTCTTATCTGCCATAGAATTAAGATTCTTAGCCTTAGCTAACTCAGTTTGTACCTTAGCTCTCTTAACATCTTGATCTACTGTATTCTCACCAGCTTTAGCTTGAGTATTAGCTATCTCAGCTTGTAGTAGTTGCATTTGTAGTTGTTGCATCTGTTCTGCCATAGGATCAGGTTCTGGTTTATAGTCCATAATCATCTTAGCGAGATCAGGCATCCTATATAGCTGAGCTATCTGAGCCATAAGTATCTTTCTCAATCTAGGGTCTTCACTAGGACCTACAGTCTGCAATACGAAAGCTAATTCTTGAGCTTTAGCTCTGTTGTCGTCACTTGTAGAGATACTAAGATCAATATCTATATTAGCTCCTAAGTCATCTCTCTTTAGATATACGAAGGTATCGTTAGTTATTCTATATTGAGACTCTTCATCTAAGAACATAGCATCGTAAGCTAACCATTTTCTAAGTAATGGCTTAACTAGATTTTCACTTATATTTCTAACTATGTTTAATCTTCTAGTACTAGCACTATCTATAGCACCTCTAATTGATGTTGCAGTCGATCCTAAAGCATTTCCATTGATACCTGTATTAAAACTAGCTACACCAGTAATGCTCTCTGCTTCATTGTTCATTAATGTAAGTACATTGAATATTGAGCTAGGTAGCTCATTGAAGTTACCTATAAAGAAGTCTGAAGCATAGTGATTAAACTCGAAGTTCTCACCATTGAGAAATCTCTGTTTATTGTATTCATCAAGACTACCTTTCTTTATACCCTTCTGACCATTATTAGATAAAGCCATATTATCTATAAAGCCTCTATAGATTGCAGTCTTGATCTTTTGAATATCGCTTAGTAACTCTGCATTAGATTCTCCATATAGTTTAAATGGTATAGCAGAGAATGGTACTATTAAAAATGGAGGCTTCTTATCAGGGAAAGGATTATCTTCTAACCTAATAATTGTATTGTCTATCCAAGTACATACAATAGGTTCTGCTATGTCATCACCATTGATGTCATAGTTACCCCAGTACTCATGTACCACTATCTTCTTTCTAGCAGTATCACTAAATCTAAAGCTAGTACTATCCTCAGTAATATACTCAGTATCGTTAGTACCTGTTAGACCTGTAGGTATCTTGATCTTATCTAGGTTTTTATATATACCTGCTTGCTTAAGTGTAGTCATATCAGTCTCGTATCTATAGATAACGAACTGACATTTATCCATATCGTCTTGACAAGTAGGATCTATGAATATATCTTCATTTCTGCATACCATAGCTGTAGGGTGATTCTTCACTGGCTTAGTCTTTCTTACCCTTACTTTAGTTATCAGAGTAGGCTCTATACCTTGAAGAATACTAGGATCAGTGATACCTTGATTTACTGCTTCTATAGCTCTCTGATAGTCAGGATTAGGTATCTCTCTATCTTCTTCTACTTCTACAACCTTTTCTTCATACTCCCAACCTGTCCTAATAACTACAGTACCTTCTTGATCTAGAACCTTTAAAGCCTTAGTCATAAAGTTATATCTGCTAAACTGCCTACAGAATTGAGTATTAAGTAATACCTCTATCTTAGGTGCTATCTCAGCATCTTCAGAAGTAACTGGATTAGCTTTAATAATATCAGGAGTAGATACGAAAGGCTCAATTAATGCAGCATGTTGCCACTCTGATTGTTTCTTAATATCTCTAGATACTAGTTTAGATCTACCATTAACTTCGTTACCGTAAGGCTCTGCATTGTACTCACTCTTCCATCTAGCTATCTTCTGATCTAACTCATTTCTGAGTAACTTAGATGCAGTAAAGTCTGCCTTTAAATTAGAGAGCAATCTAGCTTCAGTTATGTTGTCAATCTCTATCATAGTCAGCCTCTATTCTTACTTCATTTAAATATCCATAACTAAGCTCTAGAAACTTATTTAGAGTAGCCTTAGAGTTAAATACTCCATTCTTGTCATAGCTATCGCCTAGTAAGATACATCCTTCAGTATCCTTAGGATAATTACCGTTATGAATAAGGATATATCTAGATCTAGGTACTAGATTGTTATATAGTAATGGCAATGATCTCTTAAATCTAGGTGAGTTATGCCATACTACATTGTAAGCACCTACAGGTATTCTTCTATCTTTACCACTCTCTGTAGTATCTCCACCAGCAGGCTCTAGTGTATAGCCTTGTAAGATAGCCCTATCCTTATCCATTAAAGAAAACTTACCTATTGTTCCATCAGGTATATTTCTAAATCTAGTAATGTTTAAAATCAATCTCTTCTCCTTTCGTTTCCATCCCAATCGTCTTTACATCTAGGGAAAGGTCCTATGCCATACTTGGCTAGAAAGAAATCTCTAACCATAACTAAAGCATCACTGCCGAACCATGCACCAATCCCACAAGATGCATAGCTTACTTTCATATCTTGACAGAAATAAAAGACTAGTTCATAGACTATATATGCACTAAATACTCCGTCAAGGATTCTGTTAAAGAAATGAGAAAAACACTTCTTGCGAGAACTCTTGAAGAAAGAGATAATGCTGCCTATAGTACCTATGAATACCACGTACCATAAATAATGTATTTCCACTTTTCTCATGTCCTAAATACCGTTAAGAGTTTAGCAGGGGAGATTATGGCATTGATCACTCCTTGTGTAATAGCCCATACCGTTAGGGCAGTCTCCATACTGCTGAACATACGATCGTATAGGCAGAATAGCCCATAACCACAAACCCCTATAAAAACTCCCCCTAGCACTAGAACAATAATGCGTTTAAGCATACTCTTTGGTCTAGGTAAACCTTTTATCCCCATTATTTATTCCCCTTATAGCACTGAATAAGCAAGTCCTCAACATGAGAAAAATACTTCATTAATTCTTCGAATGTCTCAGGCTTAGCAGGATCGTACTCAGGCTTAACAGGTAGAGTATTAATACATCTAATAGGTACATACTTCTCCTGATATTCAATCTGAGTAACAACCTCTGGCTTAGCTGAACAACCAACTAGAAACAAGATACTACTTAAGAGGCTTAGCAGCTTCATTAGCTATCCCTTCATAGTATTTAAGCTTAGATTCACAACTATCATTAGGCTTAGTTATATACTTGTACTTAACTTCGATCTCAGGTTTTTTAACTACTTGAACGCTTAGATTCTTTATAGCTTCATTCTGCTGATCTAGGCTGTTTCTGCATAGAGCTAGTTTAGAATCTGCTAAAGCTTTATCTAGGTATAAGCTCTTATATTCTTCTTGTTTATCTCTAAACTGCTTTTCTAGATTAGCTACCTTATCAGAGTAGTACATATAGCCTAGACCGATAACTAAAGTTATGACAGCTAGTATTGCACTGCCAGCTTTACTAAGTGAAAAAAACTCTAAAATTGCTGAGAGTATATTTCCCATTTTAATCTCCATATCTAAGTAAATGGTACAGCCTTACACTCCAGTAAAGCACATTAACTTCTATCTTGTTTACGTTTAGATCTATTAACATCTCTTTAAAAGTATTATCCGCAGACCTAAAAGTAATACTCTTTTTTTCGATAACTATATCGGTAAGATAATCATGAACTATAGCTGCACTAAGATATTCTGCCTTGTTAGGTGGGAAGATACTCCAGAATATTCTAGGAACACTAGCACCATCTGTTATATAGCCTTTAGGTATAACAATATCTCTATACCTATAGTTCTCTACCAGTTCGAACTGATACTTGCCCACAGGCTTAAGAATAGGTCTATTAACCATTATCTTGTACCTTCTTGAATGGATGAATACTCCATACAGTTTTTAGCTTGATCTTGTCTTCAGGTTCTAGGTAACTAGCATAGTTACTCTTAGTCATACCAGCTATATCCATCAGCTTCCAACCTAGATATATTCTGCAGTAGTACTTCTTAGAGTATCTGATTACCTTGTATAATCCAAACCTAGTCTTACCATTATTCAATCTACAAGTTACCTTGCACCAAGTACTTCTAGTACCATTATTACTAGTAGCATGTATATCCCCTATCGTAGTAACTGAAGCAGGATCTATAGTAGATACTCTTACTCCTGCTACTTCACTAGAGTAATAACCTATCCTATTTCTAAATAGCCAATGCAATCTAGCTTTATACGATCTATTACTAGGCTCAGGATAATGCTTTTCTCTCCAGCCACTATCACCATTGATAGCAGCACACTTGCCATCGTAATAGTCATTAGCATCTTCGAACCATCTAGCCCACCTAGGTAGGTGATCGTCTTCTCTCTTAGTAAATACTAAAGCTATAGGTACAACTATATAAGATAATATCTCTAATACTATCTCTACTATGATTGTCCTTATTAGCTGTAGTATCTCTTTAATTGTTAGCATTCTTTTTCTCTTTAGGTCTAGTCTGAACTACATCAGTAAACTCGTCGTCATCGATGTACCAAAAAGGTTTCTGACCATTGTCATAGTACATCTTTCCGAAATCGTCAGGATGTGTAGCTAGGTGAGCTATTACCCTGTAGACGTTTGTCATATTCGAGTTATCCCACTGGTCGCATTTTCTAGCACGTAAGAATATAAGCATAGGGCATAGGATTACTCCTAAGACGAATGCTAGTAAAGCAACTATTGCATATCCCATAGTAAATCCTTTATAGCTTACTTGCTTCTAAGAAGAAGTTATCTATGGCATTATCGTCCATACCTAATGCCTTAGCCATCTTCTGTAGTAAAGGACTATTAATCTCTATGTCCTTAGCATACTCAAACTCTATCTGAGCTTCTTTATCTGCTTTAACTAATGCTTCAGCTTGCTCTAGTAAGTTAAGCTTAAGTAGCTGTAGCTTTAGTTGTCTTACAGTTATCTGCTTAGGCACGAACTGCTTCCAGAAGTTGTCTATAGCACTGATAGTATCTTGGTTAGTTATAAGCCACTTGCTATACGCTTTCTCATTAGTAGTCTTTAGCTTGACACCTGCAGGAGCAGAAGTTATTACCTCGTCTCCTAGCTCTTGTATAAAGTTAGATGTTACGTAAATTATCTTGTCCATTGCCTTGTCCTTATAATGTTTGTACAAATCTAGTTATTGGTGTTATTACGTGATTTAAACCGCAAGTACCATTAGCATTGTAACCGCAGATATACACTCTACCATCGTTTAGAAGTATCATAGGATTATTTAAGTTTTCGTAGCCTTGAACATACACTTGCTTGATATTGTCTATATTACTAGTACTAAAAGGTACTCTCGTTAAACTAGTAACTGCATTAGTATGGTTTAGCCCTAAGTTACCATATTCGTTATATCCTGCTGCATATAAGTATCTAACACCATCAATCTCTACTACTACATATATCTGACCATATTGTGGTTGTACGCAGTGATAAGTACTCCAGAATTGTTTTACCTTATAGCTAGTAGTACTATCAGCAAGCTTGACTTCTAGGAATGTTAGGGGGTCTGTTGTTAAGCCGACACCGTTCATACCTGTTGTTCCATTGTAACCACAACTAAATAATCTACCGCTTCTAGACAATGCAAAGAATGTGCCTATGCCATATACTTCTAGTCTAACAATAGGGTCTTGTGCTTGTCTATAACCAGCAGGGAACATATTATCTTCGACTAGTGTAGGTATCTGATTTTTGAATGTTGGTATATTGTCATAAGTACTACCCCAAACATAATGTGTATTATCAGAGCAAGAAGCTACTACTACAGCGTACATATATTGTGAGTTAGAACTATTGTAAGACATTGAAGCAGTTAAGCTTACTACTTTCTTATCTTGTAGTATAGTTACCTGTGTAAAGGTACTCTTATTGTTTTTATCGTTAACCCCTAGTTGTCCTTGTGTATTAGCGCCACTAGCATACAGCTTGCCTTTTTCTGTAATTATGAAAGCAGATGTAGCATAGCTATCATTTAGTATCAAGTCTTTAACGCTGTCTCCTGCTTCTAGGAAAGTAAGTGCTAACTTAGTAGGTACTGTTAGTGCTGTTGTATTACCCATACCAGTATGCCCATAAGCATTAGTACCCCAGAACCATATAGATTTATCTTTCTTGATAACAGCAGCTGCTGAACCAGAGTCGTTCCAGTAACCCGATTTTCCTAAACATATTTTATCTACATTGTCTGTTATCTTAACCCAATCGAATTGATTAGCTGCGTTACCATTACCTAGTTGATTAGCTGTATTCTGACCTCTACCATAAAGGTCTCCGTTCTCGTATACGATGTATTGAGTGTAGTTTCGGACTGCTAGTTGTTTAACCTTCGACTTACCCTGTAACGGGTGGGGTATATTAATCCAAGAAGGCATATTGTCTGCTGAAAATGTAGTATGTGCAGCATTATTAGCCCCACAATATAATAACTCTTCGTTTTCTGTTACTACCATACTAATGTAATAATTAGCATATAAGTTATCTGGTAATAACCTAATAGGACCGAACATACCTCTACTCTGTATCTGAGCAATACTCTTACCACCTACTGTAGCTGCATTAACGTTACTTAGTAACTGCTCTTTAGTTTCTCCGTTTAGTGTCTTAGCGCTATTAACTGTGACAGCACTATCTCCGCCTATAGTCTTAATATTGCCATTATCTGAGTATAAAAGCTTACTTACTTCTGCTTCTCTACCGCCTACTTTATCTTTTACTCTGGCAACTGTTATCTTGCTCTCTGCCATATTTATCCTTTCAATATCTTATGCAGACATATTCTGCTATGTTTTTAACTACGTTTTCAGGTGCTGTTGGGACTACTCTGCTAGCATCGAAGTCAATATTTAAACCGAAGTAAGTGCCATTACCTATGTATTGATAAGCAGTGCCATTGACAGTGGATACTAATGCACCATCCATAACATTAGAGGAAGACAAGTGATTGTCATACATCTTGCCAGTAATGTTTCTAATAGCATCCCCTTGCTTACTACCTATCTCTCTATCGCTCTGATAATCTACTTCAGCACCTGCATCTAGACATCTACCGAAGTAGCCTCGTCTGTCTGGTATGTTAAAGGTAGTAGTACCATTACCTTCGCCGTATGTAGTGCCTATAGCTTCAAATA